GTATATGACAGGAGTGTAAAAAAAGAAAGCGTTTAGGTTAACCTTGAATCCATGTTAACGGCTGACTATAATCTACATATCGCTTCAACTCATCAATTAAATTTACCTGTAATTCTTTTGCTTCAGCTTTCATAGCTGCGCCGTTCAAACTAGTACCTCCACCAGGGCCGGCTATGCTAGCAAACTTTTCACGTGCTTCACCTATGATACCCTTTAACACAGCTAAGGTAAAGTCACCAATCCATACACCTGCTCCCGGGTCTTGTAGTAACACTTCTACAGAACGTTGCACATCAGCCCAAATAAGAACTTTCTCACCAGTGCCTTTAAAGTCACGTACAATACGCATGACCTTGGTCACAGGATCGAATGTATAGTTTAAGTATCCACCGAACATACGTGCAGTCAACTCAACATAACCGGCATAGAAATCATAGGTAGCTAATCCGCCGGCTACGTTATAATTCAACAGGTATGTATTCAATATAGCAGAACTGAATGGATCGAATGATGTAGCTCCGGGGCCAGTTTCTAATCCAACTGTTCTACGGTATAAACATCTTACATTAATAAATTCACTAGGTAATGTATAGGTATCAACGTTTTTAATAACAGTGAATAGGGTATATGTTTCAGCAGTTGCATTCTGTGCTCTTTGTCGGTATATCTTTATGGCGTAATTGAATGCGGCTTCATAGTGCTGCGGGTCTAATTCCAAGTCAATGATATCTCCACCTAATCGCAATCGGATGTTATTAAAGAGGGCTTCTTTTAATTCATCTAGTGTTAAATTAGTGGGTGTTGTTAATATACTTGCTACCATATGTGTTCCTATTATCTTATATTTATCTGGTTACATGTGATTGATATTCTTAGGCAATGGCGAGTAGATATAAATCTACAAGCCAAAAACATTCTTGAGGAACATAGGCGATGATGAATTAAAAGATTACAGTGGAGGATTGTCTATGTCGCACCGACCCCGTGAAGGGACTTTTCCGTATTCGCTGTTAAAGTGTAGGTATATTCATCAGGATTCTACACACAGCCCAGGCCCTCTATCGCAATTACTATGACCTGGCAACTATCAACTATTAAGATATGGGAAACGTTTCTACGCAAAGGGTAGACGTTTAAGCATCAAAGGGTAGTCCCATAAATTTGTGTTGGCCACACATCTACCGTCACTGCACGATGAGGACGGAATTTTGCCGCATTTCCAGGTAGCGGAACCCATAGACCAATAAAAAACGGGCTCGTGGCCCGTTTTAGTTAGATATCGCCTTCTTTGCGATTTTCCGAGTAACTTGCATCAAAACTGCCACCCGGATACCGTGCTTCTAGTTTCTTTACGTTCTCAGCAATAACATCATTAGGGTCAAGATTCAATGCACGACATGCATTGATCCAATACCAAATAACGTCACCTAGCTCACGTTTCATGTGAAAAACGTTTTCTTCGTTTAATGGCTTACCCTGAAAGAACATCTTCTTAGGAATCTCACAGAATTCACCTGTCTCTGCCGCAAGCCCAAGAGCCGCAGTCAATAATAAAGGAACATTGATATCAGGACCATGAGTGCATACTGTAGCATCAAAGTTGGCATCTAGTTCATCTAGGCGGTTCATAAATGTAGTCAAGTCGTTGCTAGGTTTGCTAGTTACAGCTTCAACGAATGTTTGATATTTGTTTAAATCAATGTGTTGTGTCATATTAGTTCCTTATTTGTAAGTGGTGTGTAGTTTGTTTTTAATGATGTAATCATATAAATGATCCGCATATAATCTATGCGGGATTTCATCGTGGTGATAATATTGCGCTTTTGCGTTTTTGTAGCCTAAGTTAGCATATTTGTAGTAGAAGGGTTCTGTGTTGTTGTCAAAATCTAAGAATCTCTTACTGTCAATTTGATCTTTGTACCAAGCCAACGTTGGGTGGTCCTGAGTAAATGTGTACAACGTGTTGACTAGCAAATACTTTACCTTCTGCATTTTTAGAAAATACTGCAATTGCAATGCATACGTTGCACTCAGTATTTCTAAGTATAATTCATTGTCTGCCATAAATCTATGATAGCCCTCAATGAAATCTTGTTCTTTAGATCCATTACCTTTATAGCCCATATTGATTCTAATGTAGTCATCGTGTGTGGGACTATACCAATCTACGTGCTTGTCCCATTCTTGATTGTACCAGGTCTTTTGATAGAACGGTACTTCCATTCTTATACCATCAGCCCAACCTACTAGAACGAAAACCTCACTATATGGGTCGTAGTTGTGATTGAACCAATCTAGGACACTTCGAACGATACCTCCATTTGCTGATCCGGCGATAGCAATATTGATAGGTTCATATCCTAATTTTTTAGCTAATAGGTTACCAAAACTGTTTTGTCGATTGTATGGACTGTCGCATGATCCATCAATCTCTGATCCTGCAGGGTCACTGCCACCTGCGATTAACATTATTTTTTTACTCATTTATTACTCTTAAACGATTTAATACCGATTGATACACAATATCATTTCCCTCTTCGGTATAGTGATTCATAGAACCTCTATGCTTTGAAAAAACATCTTTGAAGTTTAAAAATATCTCAAATTCATGTAGATTTTTCCAATCAATGTGAGAAATGTGTACTGTACTAATTGGACATAATTCTTCAATCTCAGTCAATAATAAATTGTGCATGTGTTCAGCATATTGTATATCAAAATACTTGTCAAAGTAATCTATTACGGGCTGTAACTCGGGGTGATCGGGTAGATGTTCCAATACATCACTGTATAATAGACAACTATTTTTATGTAGCTTGTCTTTATTGTGAACCGGGTGTTCGGGCACATAAAGGCGGTAAGGGCTAGTATGCGATACTAGCACCATATCAAACCTATCTAAATCGACCGACTGTAATTGCTTTAGGATTTTGTATTCACTGCAACCCGCTTGAGCAAGATTTGTTACTTTGTAATCTTTTTCAAGCAGGTTGACCCAACCTTTTCCCTTTACTTTAACAGTCCAATCAGCGGCAAAGCTATCGCCGCAGATTAGAAGTTTATCCATTAAAACGCTTTCAAGATAATCATAGATTCGTTGAAACGACCATTTGGTGTAGTCGCAACAGCTTTAATCTCTTTGAAGTATTTACGTGCTACTGGCTTACTACCCATAATTTCTTTGAGTTGTTCACCTGGCTTGCGCAATGTTTTAACTTCACTGCCTGCGGCATCAAACCCAAGCAATGTATTTCCCTTGACAGTGAAAATCTTCGAGTATTCGTCAGCAATGAAGTGATGCAATTTTCGCTTTGCAGTGTCATAGACCCACGCCTCACTAGACCCATGTAGTTTAACAGGGTGCAGACTAGTAAGGTCAAGTTTTGTTGCAGTATCTTTGAACGTTTTAAGGTACTTGAGTTTTGCAACTAGTTTTTCAACAGGTACTGCTTTACGTTGACGAGGAGTCTTTGCGGCTTTCTTAACGTTTACATATGCATTTAGATCGTTCAGCACTTGTTCGATAAACTTTACAATGTTGCGAACCTGAATCTTAGTCAAGTGTGCATAACCTTGCACCAATTGAGCATCTTTGCCCTTTTGCAATTCTTCAAATTCGTTTAGTTTTTTCTTCCAAGCTTCAACTAACATAGGGACATGTTGCGGCAAAACATTTTTCTTCGCAACTTCATCCATTGGTTTCAGTGTGTGTTTTGTTCCAGCCCCTTCCTCGATAAAAGCGTCAAGCAAACCTTCAAGTTCGCCTCCGGCCTCCCTAGCCTTGTCACGCATAATTTCTTGAACATTGGGCCTGCCAGCTTCTTTCACAACCGAGACTTCTTTCTTAGCACCAGTTTGGCTTACTTTGATTTCAGGAGAATTCACACTTTTGATTAGTCGGTTGACTTCATCCTGTAATCGTTTGTGTTCATCTTCAGTCAATGTAAGACCGCGGAGAGTCATCCTAGCCAACCAGCAGATTGTAGGATTGAGTTCTTTTTCATCAACCTTGCGAACAACTTTAGCTAGTCCTTCGTTGCCACTGAGGTCTAGATATTGAACAATCAAGTCTTTTGCATCTTTGCGACCATAAAAACGACTGTACCAATTAAAACTACGAATCAATTCCGACGCACGATTCTCAGGTTGTGTGACAAACACAGGTTCAGCACCAAAGTACTTGGTGTCAGGATCTCGTGGGTCTAGTGTCTTGACGACTGATGGGTCAACAGCTTTTTTAGCAGATTTACGGGGTGCCATGTATGCTCCAAATTGAAAGTAATATCACTATTATATATGATTTCCCATTTATTGTCAAGCCTTTCCCGATAAATACTACATGCCAAGATTAAGCCTTTACCGCGAAAACAAACAAAACGACTATCGTTTTTTGGACAGAACCATTTCTGAACAATTTACAGTGGGTGGTACGGATATGTATATTCACAAGTATTTGGGTCCTACGGATCAAGGTACTAGTATAGATTATACTCAGCCTCAATATGATAGTTTAAACCCAAACAATATCCAAGACTTATTATTCCTTGAGAATAGAGATAGGTCATATGATCCGGATATTTATCGGCTTCGCGGACACTATAACGTTCAAAACTTAGATTTTGATTTAAGTCAGTTTGGCTTATTCTTGAACAATGATATTATTTTCATCACCATACACTACAACGATATGATCGACATTATCGGTCGCAAGTTAATGGTTGGTGATGTATTGGAGTTACCGCACTTATTAGATTATAACCCATTAAAAGAAGATATACCTACTGCGTTAAAACGCTTTTATCAAGTTACTGATTCAAATTATGCATCAGAAGGTTTTAGTCAAACTTGGTTCCCTCATTTATGGCGCATTAAATGTGAGCCATTAGTTGATAGTCAAGAATTTAGTCAGATATTACAAGCTCCTATTAACAAAGACACTTATCTTGGTATTTGGGATAAAGATAAAACATACCCACCCGGATATGTAATTACATTTGGTGATAAAAACTATACCTCACTTGTAGAAGTTCCTATAGGTGTTATGCCACCAAATGAAACATATTGGCAACTCAGTGATGCAGATAATCTCAAAGATATATTATCTACATATAATAGAAACATACAAATCAATAATGCAAGCATTAATGAAGCTAAACGCATTGTTCCTAAGTCAGGCTATGATAACAGCAAGATGTATGTTGTACCAACTTATGGATTATATCAAGAGAACGGAGTATTCTCAGGTAAAACTAATCAGCCGGCACCACCTGTTAATACAATAACAACTGATAGTAGCACTACAGGTACTGTTGCTATGATGCGTGACAAGAACTTTAAAAATGCAAGTCCTGTTATCAGAGTACCTAAGGCTGCATTGAAAAGCATATGGGACATGACAGTAGACATGGATCATGTTGATGCATTAGATAAATTTGTACAAACCAGTTTACAACTTATTGAAGTTGCTCCCGAAAGAACCGACACCGGATCTGGACCAATCAAAGGTGATGTAATATTAACTGTGCAAAGTTTGGGAGTAATTACTGGGCCTTACGGTACTGCTGATAACACATATGCTACAGCAGATCAAAACCCAGAACTACCAGGCTTCACAGGTGATATTACCCAACAAATGGACTACCGTGCTGACTGTGATCCTAGATATCAATACATTGTTCGTTCAAGTCCAAGAGATTTTGGATATACTGCAGGTTACTTAACCGGAGATGGGCAAGCACCAAACGGTTATCCAACAGGATCAGGTATTTCTTTCCCGCAAAATCCACAAGTAGGTGACTATTTCTTGCGTATTGACTATCTACCTCAATTACTATTCCGTTGGGACGGTGTAATGTGGGTTCGCATATCTGAAAACGTAAGAACGGATACGGGCTTCACTTCCGATGATAAATCATTATTGTCAGGGTTTATTAATAACGATAACGAAATTTATCTACAACAAACACAAACAACTGTGCCACAAGCACAGGGCTTGTCAACAATTCTTAGATTGTCACCTGACCCACTACCACCGGTACTATAACACATGGCACAATACTTTTACGATAATCAGATACGCAGATTCCTACTACAGTTTGCAAAAATATTTAGCGAGTGGTACGTTACCAAAGGAAAAGATCCTGCAGGTAATGAAATTTTAGTTCGTGTTCCTATCATGTATGGTGATAGTAGTCGTCAGGCTAGTACAATTATTGCGAAAAACAGTGCAAGTAATTTGCCTAGCGCACCATTGATATCATATTATATTAGTGGTTTGGAATACGATCAGCGTAGAACACAAGATCCTACATATGTTGACAAAGCAACTGTTCGTCAACGAACATATAATTCTACGACACAAAGTTATGAAACTACACAAGGTCAAGCATTTACAATTGAACGTTTAATGCCTGTTCCATATACATTACGCATCACAGTTGATTTTTGGACTACTAATTACAATCAAAAATTAGAATTGATCGAACAATTAGGAGCATTGTTTAATCCGTCATTAGAAATTCAAAGTACTGATAACTTTATTGATTGGACTAGTTTGAGTGTTGTATATCAAGATGGATTAACATTCAGCAGTCGTAGTATACCTCAAGGCACTGGTAATCCAATTGATGTATTGACTTGGAAATTTTACATGCCTATATGGTTAAGTACAAGTTCTAAATTAAAGAAGATGGGCGTCATTCAAAAAATTATTGCAAGTATCTTCAAAGGCAACGCACTTCAAGATACTCAAAATGACGATTTGTTATTAGGTACTAGACAAAAAATAACACCATATGGATACAAAGTATTATTGTTGAATAATACACTTCAATTGTTACCTGCTAATCAAACATTTGATCCCTCAAACGAAAATCTATCGTTACCAACTGCACCTAATACATCTTTGTATTGGACCTCACTATTAAACATGTACGGTGCATATCAACCGGGAATAAGTCAGATTTGGTTACAGAATCCTTTTATGGATACTGAAATTGTAGGTACTATCGTAGTAGACCCTTTAGATGATAGAATATTGATATATGATATTGATCCTGACACGTTGCCACAAAACACACTAGCTCCGGTGGATGCAGTTATAAATCCATTAACGTCAGGTCCTGGTGCAGGACTGCCTGCACCTATACCGGGTAGACGATATCTTATTGTAGAAGGTGTAGGAGGAACGGCGACAACTATTGCTTGGGGTAATTTAATAGCATCAGCAAATGATATTATTGAATATAATGGAACTATTTGGGAAGTTGAATTTGAAGCATTGGCAGCTACTACTGTAGAATATGTAACCAATCTAACAACAAACGTTCAGTATAGATATGTACCCGATGAAGAAGCTTGGATGAAATCCTTTGAAGGTTGGTACGATCAAGGAGATTATTCTATAGTGATTTAAAATTGATAAATCATTATATGACTTCCGCAGGAATTTTCTTTTATTGCAAAAATACTAGTAGATATCTTTATCTATTACGCACTGACAAAAATCCTAGTTGGAGTATGCCCGGGGGAAAGATAGAAAGTGACGAAACATTACTTGAAGGTCTTGAACGTGAATGTTTAGAAGAAATGCAAGTTTGGGATAAAGATTGGAAACTTATTCCAATACAAAAGTTTGTGAACGGTGCATTCACGTACAATACATTTTTTTGTTCAGTTGAAGAAGAATTTAAACCCATACTGAATGACGAACATTGTGGTTATGCTTGGGTCCGAGAAGATCATTATCCAAAACCATTACATCCTGGCTTGTTTAATACAGTTAACTTTGATGTAGTTCAGAAAAAACTAGAGACACTAACAAAAAAGGGGCTTTAAGCCCCTTTTTTATTTTAGTAAGTTTGATATCGTATCATAACCTAATGATCCGAGAACTATACCGGCTCCCATCATCATCCATCGCCATTTTTCTAAGGCTGATATTTTGTCAGACATAGACTTATGAGCATTTGAACTATCATCTTTCATTTCTTTAAGAAATTGGTGAGTATCCTCATTATTCTTTGCAATGCTGGAAGTAACCTCTTTGATATCAGTTTTTATTTCACTGATATCATTTTCGATGTTTTGGACTTGCACTTGAAGAACCGCTATTTCAGTTTCAGTCTTGGGCATTTTAATAGCTCTACTTGTTGTCATGATTATGCGCTAGCAATAACTACGATTGGGTTAGGTTGTCCACCGTATGTATTTGCCGCATACGCTGTATTGAATGTAGCAATAACATCAGGGTTAACAGTAGACACTACTGCCGTACCTGTACCTGTACCTGTACCTGTAGCAGTGAATGTAATACCGGTCATGCTAGCATATGCACCAACTGCTGTCCAATCAGTAGTACCTGCACTATAGATAGTGTATACTGTACCTGCTGATAGTGAACCTGCCGCAACAGTTGCTGGGAACCCTTCACTGTTGTAATCATTCAACGAACTAATAAAATTAGTTCCTGATGCGGCATTAGTTGACAAGATATTCATTGTGTTTGCTGTTAGTGCCGCATTAGCTGCGTTAACAGTAAAGCATTGTGCAGTCAAACCAGTTGTACCACCTGTTACCAAATACTTTGTCTTGCCTTTTTGACGAACGATGTAACCGGCTTCATCATCAGCATAGATAAAGGCTGCGCCTGTTGAGGCAACTGCGGCGTTTGCAGTTAATTCAACTACATCTTGTTGTGCATCCGGTGTACCAGTAGCACTTGATAAATCGACTTCTGCACCACCCAATGTTGTAGAAACAGTAAATGCGGCTGCATTAGCAATTGCTTTAACGAAATAAACTTGACCAGATACTAAACCACCTAAGTTAGCAGTAAATCTTACAGTACCGTTAGCAAGCAATGTCTCTGCATTACCTGAAGTACCAATGATGTTACCTGTATTTTGTGTGTTAGCAACAGCAACTACTGTCAAACCGGGTACTGTATTTGCAAAACCTAAATCAACGTAGTTTGTGCTACCGTTAATGTTTGCTACTGCAACTTGAATGCCAGATCCAACACTCAATGTGTTTGCTAAATCTGTACCTATGCCAGTTACGAATTCAGTAGTGTCAGTTGCATACAACGTACCAGTACCTGCTTGACCAATAGCAACTCGTGCTAGAGTTTGCTTGCCATACAATGCTGTATTTCCGCCAACAACACCGTATGTGTTAGCTGATCCAATTGGATTGTTGAAGCCGGTGCCAATCAATCCAACTGTCAACTGTGATGCAGTTGTACCAGTAGTTAATGTAACTGCTGTATATGTTGGGTTAGCGTTTAGAGGTGTTGCAGAAACAGTGAATGTGCTTGCACCTGTTATTTGCAAGACGTAATATGTTGTACCTGCAACTAAGTTTGTACCTGTAGTTGTTGCTGGTACAAAAGGCATACCTGCAATAACACCTACGGTAGCTAGTGTTTGTGACACTGTAACGATGTTGGTTGTTGCTGTTGTGTTTGTTACTGATAAGACTGTTTGAGCCTTAGCTATTTTTAGAGGACGTCCCATTTGATTTTCCTTAATGTTAGTGCGAGTTCTAGTCGCTACGCAGTGGGTACTGCATAAACCTTCACCATGAAAGTATACATGATATTTATCAAATATTTAGAAAATCAAGGTCCCTACTAAATATCGAATGTCATTACTAAATCAAGATTCCTATTTTTACATAGAAACACACAATAACCGCAATTCAATTGCCCCTGAACCTAAAGTCAGACACGGTGGTTGGCCAGGTACAGCTATAAGAAATTGGGACGATAAAGACTATTGGTATGTAGAATTTATCAATGGAGACGCTTTTTATCACTACCCTATAGAAAAATTAGCAGGTCCTGAGATGTATGAACGAATAAAAAAGGGCGAGGTTACCTTATGCATCTCTCACGTTCATGAAGCATATCATTATGTGATTGAAGATATCTATACTGATGTTATAATTAACTCAGGTATAAATCCTTCTAATGTTCTATATTTGACAAACTCTGCTGACATAGATAAAGAAATAGATTTCGTCAGCAAAAAATTAAATTTACCCAAAATTAAGTCAGAGTTCATTAGCCTATTTGAACTAGTAGCCAAACATGAAGCATTGACTAGAAGTAATGAGTATGCAACTAGTACCTTAAGTAAATTAGATTACAATAAAAAGTTCATTTCGTTGAATGGATTATGGAGACCACATAGATTATTATTAGTATCGTTACTTGAAGGACTAAAAATTAGACAAAGTGGTTATGTAAGTTTAAACGCCTGCGTCAGTGATTGTCCTACAATGGATGAGATGTTTCCTGAAATGTTAAAGTGGTGTAGTGTGTCGGATGGTGCTATTAATTTGCTTCTATCTAATGAAAGTTTAATAAAAACATTGGATAAATTACACATAGATACCGAGAGTTCACCAACTCATTGGCATGGTGCAGTTTATCATAGTCTAAACAAACAGTACTATGAAGACACTTATTTTTCATTGGTTACTGAAACTCTATGCAGTCCTGAATTTTCAGCAGGTGGAAATTCTATAGGTAGAGCAATTAGTGAGAAAACATTTAAGCCGATATTGAACAATCATCCTTTTATGATAGCCGGTATACCAGGTGTGTTAAGATTGTTGAAAGAATTGGGATACAAGACATTTAGCCCGTTTATTGACGAATCATATGATGATGAGTCAAACTCGGCCAAAAGATGCTATATGATAGCAAAAGAAGCTGAAAGATTATGCAATCTAAAAGATGATAAGTTGCAAGAATTTTTAAACAATTGCAAACCTATCACTGATTATAATTTAAATTTACTTAAGTCAAAGAAAGTTTTTGCACATCAAATGACTTGATTATGATATTGTTTCTTTTCACGAATTGGATCGTTTAGTTTTTCTGCGATTCTATTCTTTATAGCGTATCGATCTATGTTTATATCTCGTATTAAGATAGCTCTTCGACCAATTTCTTCTAATGGATACTTTAATTCAACAACGCATTTCTTAAAGTCATCTTCCATATCCCAAATTCTTTTATGAATCTCAGTGAGTTCAATGAGGTCTTGTTCGACTAGGTTAATGTCAAATTCTGTACTAAGTTGTTCTCTATAAAAATCAAATTCTTCTTGGTTGTTTCCAAGTATACTAAGTTTAACTTGTGCTATACAATATCTGTCTACTAATTCAATAAGTGCTAATTTAAACGCCATAATATTCTCCTAATGTTATTTATATATCGGGCAAGTAACCTATAAATATCATCATGGCAACAGTTTACGAATTCAATAATTTACCAAATCAAGTATTATACAAAAATACTGAAGATATTTTGTACTACACAAATGATCCAAAAGAATTGGGCACATTTGAAAGAGAATGGCTTAATAGTCTTAAAAAAGAAATAGCACAACAATCTCCTTATCAACACAATGTTCTAGTTAATTTGACTTGGTTCAATGCAAACTGGGATAATGCAAAACCGTTGATAGATTTAGTAGAAAAGTTAGGTACCGAAAAAGAAGTAAAAATATGGTATGCAGGATCAATCGATGGTAATTATTGGATTACATACCACAACATGAAATTTTATCATTATTTAAAAGGTAAAGGATATACATCTTCATTTGTGGGATTCTCAGACGAACATTGGAATTCTTGGTTACCTGCATGGTTTGTTGATGTTAATTTACGTGTTGATACTAAACAGTTAATGTTAAATAAAAATCCCAATAATTTATATTTGGCTTACAACAGAAAACCTAGGATTCACAGAGAATGGTTAGTAAATTCATTGATAGAACATGACCTACTAGGTAAAGGATGGGTTACATTTGAAAGTGGCCATTATCCCCAAATAGATATGAAAACCGGTATTACTGATCAAGAAAAACACTCAAGCGACATTAGATTTACTAGACCTGAAGATATATGCTCATTGGGTGATTTGAGTGTGTGGAGGGATAGTTATATGGTAGTTGTCAGTGAAACCGATCACGATGACCCATGGCAATTATCAGAAAAAACATGGAAACCTATATTTGGAATGCGACCGTTCTTAATTAACGGTGGAAGAGAACTGTACAAAATTTTAGAAAAACTGGATTTGTATACACCTAAAGACTTTTTTAAAAATTCAAATTTAGATTGTCATTACGAAAGTGTTGTAAAACAACTTCAGGCGCTTTATAACAAAACGCCTGAAGAACTATATGAGCTTTGGGAAGATCAGTTTGAAATGCTATTATACAATCGTCAACGAATGTTTGAAATTGCTAATGTAGATCGAACAAAGATACTAAATTGGCCTCAATCTAAATCAAGATCCTGAGGTGCCTGTATCTGCATGAGGCATACCAAGTTCACTAATACTAAACTCTGTACCTGCACTTGCATTTGATCCAGTTGTAAGAAATGCTACTACATTGCCTTGACCACAATAAACACTATTGAAGCTATCGTTAGCAGAATAAATTGTTGACTGTTGTGTAGCAATTGCGTAAGGAACACCTGCATTATTATAAGTGTATGCAACATTTGATAGTGCTACTCCTGCGTTAGCAGTAAGCGTTAAACTAGTAGCGTTTGCAATACTTGATATGATTCCAACTGTTGTTCCAGTTGTGTTACCTATCCAACCACCAACTTCAAGTTGAGTATCAAATGCAGTACTTACTCCAGTGACTGTTGCACTGTTAGTTGCTGCCGTTGCTGTTCCGGTGCCTGCTACTCTAGGGTAACCGGTAACCGCGTGAATACCTACACCCGTAGTTGCTATTCTAATCTTGTCTGTAGCAATATTAGCTGATTGCTGTGATACTAAATTACCCGTATATACGTATGATGCCATTTTATTTTTCCTAAATTATAATCTTCCGACTGCGACTTCGATGACGCCTTCGATTCCGTCAAAGTTTTCTAATGCTTTGCCGATGACTGTTCCCATTTGTGGGTTGTTCCATGGTCTTGCATAGCCATTGCCTGCACTGACCATCATGTCGCCTTTGCGTACTGAGCCACGTACCTTAGTTGGTACACGACCTTGCAGTGCTATTGCTGTTGCAATTCCTGGGCATTTTGTGTTCATTGCATATGCTGGATCAGTTGAAACTACGCCTGCAACTCTTGCTGTTCCGTCTTGTGCTAGAGTGACTTCTTTTTCGCCACCAAACTC